GATAACCGATGTGCCCATCGCTCCACTGGCGCCCGACTAGATGCCGCCGCGAAGCCGTGAAGACGATCCGGTAAAGGTTTTCGCCAAAGGGGCTCGTGCCGAAGCGGGCCATCGGCATCGGGTAATGGCGGAGATTCAAAACCGGATCGTATTCAAGCTCCATGGCAAAGTCTAGTGTCCGAAGTAGTACTTCGGAATGGTCACACCGCTAAGGTACGCGTTCAGCCGCGGCTGAACGGAGGCCATTTGAAGCATGATAACCAGGTACATCAGCATCGACGCCGAAACGCCGCCGCTCTGGCCATAGGTCGGAAAGACCACCTGGCCCTTGACATCGTACAGGCTTAGCGATTTGGACTGAATCTGGAACCAGTGTTCGAGCGCCAACCAGTCGACGTAGCCGGGCCGGGCGCGTTCGTTGACGATGACTTCCCGTCCGGCGATGGTCCGCGGCCGGCGTTTCTTCAGCATGTCGGGCTGCTCATCGCCGCGAAGCTGCGCCACGTCGACGCGCTGGACGTTGAGCGAGAGGTTCTCCCACGCCGCCATCATGTCCACGTTGCAATGGGGGGTCAGGTCGGCGTCGTCCGCTTTCTCGACACCGAGTGAAATCTCCATCAGCGCCTCAATGGCGCGCGCGAGAGAGGGAGTCAACGAACCCGGCGCATTGAAGTTCGGCACGTTGAATTTTCCTGGATACGCCGACTTCTGGACGTTCATGTACGTGCCGGTGTTGCCGGCCACGTTGTAGGCGCGCAGCCCCAACAAACCGGAATTTGAGACGCCGGCCGACCCGCTGACCAGCATCCGGGTTCCGTTCCCCACCCCGGCCGGAATGGCGGTCGCGAAAGTGACCTGCACGTTGATCGCATCGACGGAAAGGATGGTGGCCGATCCCAGATAGGTGCCCCCCAAATCCAGCAGGTTCGAATAGAAGTCAATGTCCTGATTGTCCTGGAACGCATTCGGGTTGTTGACGGTCACAACCAACCCAGAAACCGAGACGACGGTATCGAGCGTGTTCGAGCCATCCGTCTGAATCAGCGAGTCCATGTAGCCAGACATGGTTTCGGTCTGCTGGGACTGCAAAAGCGCGACGTAATCCTCAATGGCTTTTTCGTCGCTGTCGGTGGTGTACTCGGCTTGCGCGGTCCACTGCGAAGCCTGCACGAACGAAACGCAGGAGAGCGTTCCGGGAACGGTTTGCGGCCCCGAGCCGAGGCCCATATCTCCGCCGTCGAAGTTGCCGACGCGGAATTTTCCCGCCGTCAGCGGCTGCAACGGAACGCGAACGGGACGATTCGAAACCGGCTTGATCTTGGTATTGAGTTTGATATACTTCCACAGCCGGGAACCGGCAAGGGCAAGCTTTTCAAGCTTCGGAACCACATATTCTTTTTGGAGCGCCAGGGAGCTGGCGACGTTTCCAGCGGGCATGAAACACCTCTTGGGTTGAAGTGCTTATGCGATCCTTCGCGCGTTACCGCAAGTGCGCGGCCCTGGACGGTGGCCCACCGTTTCGCAATCGCCTTACCGCTGACGTGTGCCGCTGTTTTGAGGGTGGCCCAGCTCCCTGACCGCGTCTACGGCTTATTACGAGGAAGATGATAACACGGAATCAGCGCCATGTGACTTTTTTGCCGTCCTTGAGCACCGCGCGGTTTTCCTTGAGCATGGCCTGATTCGTGCACCCGTAGTCGATATCCCAGCTTGAGGGTTCTTTCGCTACCTGCACGAATCCGGGGGGTGCGGCTTTGGCGGGCGCGCCGCGATCAACGCCCGGCTGGGCTGTCGGAGCGGCCTTCCCCTTCATCGTGCGATTGACCGCTTGCGCCATGGCATCGGGAACCACGCGCTTGTAGATCGAGCCGATGAACCTCAGGTACCCGGCCTTGTCATTAGCCCTGATGAACTTCTGGGACTTCTCTTTCCATCCTGGAAACAGCCGGTCCGCATCGATCTTGGCGCGCGTTCCGAAGCGCTCCATGATTTCCGCGCGCTCTTCGGTGCTGGGCTTTCGTCCGGCCATCGCCTTGGTGAAAGCGTCGCCCATCGTCTGCTTTTGCACCGCCTGCCGGTCCAGGTTCCATTCCCGAGACCGCAACTCCTCTTCCCGTTGATCGGTGCCGTTTCGCGCCGCCGGCCGCGCGCCGGGCTTCGGAGCCGCAGGCGCGTTGTCCGCCAGTTTCTTGAAGCCGCCGAGATATGCGTTGATCGAGTTGAAGGCCTCGATGCCCCTCTGATTGTCGCCGAGGGTGTCCGCCAAACGCATCATCATCAGCGGCAAATCGCTCCGCTGGAAATCGCTGTACACCAGACGCCCGACGTACGACGCGAAAGCGTCCGGCTCAACCTCCGCATATTTCTGGAAGACAATCGGAGCAAGCGCCGCGAAACTTTCCGGCGAGCTCGCCACCATGTCCTCGACGAATGCCGGATCGGCGTCCATGTACTGCTTCGCCAGCCCGTCCAGTTCCGCCGCGCCCTGCAACTTTTCCTCAATGCCGTCGAGGCCGCCGAATTCCTCAACCTTATCCCGAAGCTCGCGCACTTCCGTAAGTCCGCCGGGAAACTCGCGCTCCATTTCCGCGAATTTGAACACCGCGCGCGATACCAGATTCGCCGCTTTCGGGTCGGTCTCGCGGATCTTTTGCAGCGTGACTTTGATCTGAGGATTGAGCTTTTTGCCGTCCGCTTCAAAGAGCGATGCGGGCCCGTCGTTTTCTTCGGCCGCTTCCGCGCCTTGGGCACCTTCCGTGCCGGCCGCCGGCTGCTCTTCCTCGCCGGCCACTTCCATATCGAGAACATCTGCTTCGTCGGACATATTTCTCCTAAGTTGCGGTTGCGGGCTGCTGCCGGGGCTGTGCCTGCGGTTGCCTTGAGGGCCGCATCGGCGGTATCGGCGGGGGAGCGAACGCCGCTGCTTCGGCGGCCTGCTGCATCAGGAACGCCTGGTGCTCTTTCGCGTGGAGCTTTACGTTCATTACGCCGTTGGCGTTGCCATTCAAAAGTTGCTGCTGAACCTTCGGATAATCGGAGAGAAACTCACGGCACTGCTCGAACTCCCACTGATGAAAATCCAATTCGTCCGGCTGGATCGAGGATTTCATCAAACTCGCCGGATCGAACGGAGGGGGCGGAGGCGCGCCGGTTTGCTGAGCGACTATGACCGCGCTTGCGTGCTGAACCTGCGCCTGTTCGAGCACCTGCGGATCGGGTTGCACCGGATCCTGATCCAATAAAAGCTCGATTTCGGCCAGTTGCTTCCGGCGAACGCGCGCCTCCCGGAAAGTCAGTTCGCTGAGCCCATAGGTCCGCGAAATGAAATCCCAATTGTCGGGAGATTGGAGGATTGCCTCGCCCAGCGCCGGGTCCTGAACCGCCTTATCCAAGAAACCGTCGAGCGTGGCGCGCTTTTGCATCGTCGATTCCGGGAATCCGCTGTCGGTATCGGGATGCGCGAGGAAGTGCCCCTTGCCGAGGTCGCTCATGTTCAGCGTGATCGCGCCCTTCCGGCTGGGAACCACCAGCACGCTCTCGCTGTCGATCCGCGAAGCCGCAAGCGCCGCCTGCCGATACACGACTGCCATTAGCCGCTGCACCGCGCCCCAGATTACACCAAGCTGTCCCATCGCCTGGACCAGCGCCGCCTGATAGCCGCTCGCCGTCTTCTGATCCGGCATCCCGGCGCCCTGCACCGCGCTTGGAATGGCCAAGATGAACTGCAAGAGCTGGGTCGCCATGTATTCGGTGTGCTGCATGAACGACGGCGGAATCATCGGATCGGGCTCGCGGAAGAACTGATCGGACAGCGGGCGCTCCCGCGTTGAGCTTTTCCACGGACGGAAACAGTACGGGCTCGCCGTCTGATCGTTTACCGCGTCAATCTGCGTTTTCTCGCCGTTGATCCAGGTGGACGGCCATCCGAAATCCTTTACCTCGGCGTAAGCGTTCATGTCGTCGTTAAACCGATCCTGAATCACGACCGCCGGTTCCATGACCGCCATGCGCGACATCCCGTCTCCCGCATACGGAAAATCCACCGCAAGCTCATCGTCCATCGATCCGTTCCGTGAAGCCACGTAGGTTTGGCCGATAAACGTGCACACACACCCATCCGGGAACGCCTCATTCAAGGCGTCGCGCAATGTCCCGCCCCCGGCGTACAGCGAGTCGAGGCACTTAGCCATGAACATGGAGGGCCGGAAGAAAGCGTACTTGCGCTCCACGTAGTGCGCGTATGTGTCGGTTACCTGGAAGCTTGTCGAATTGCCCTGTAAGGCTCCGATCCGGGCCAGCCGCTCGAACTGCGTATCCGCTATTCCGTCGTCGCCCTGCTCGGTGATCTTGTCCGCAAACCGCGGGTGTTCTTTCTTTGCGATCAATACGTGGGGATCTTCCGTGATCAGGCAGTACGGCCACTCCTCGCGAGATTTCGCCATGATCGGAACTTTAGTTTCGAGTGTGCCGTAGATACTCGTGATTTGAACTTGGCGCGGCTCGCCCTCTTCGTCGCGGCCCCACCGCTGCGCGTCCGCAATCGTGCGTGTCCAGGAGATCGTCCGTCCCGAGACTCCCATCATTCTCACAATCGCGGTGAGAAGGTCCTTGGACTCGTTGCGCCGGTCGAAAAGGATCCGGTATGCTTCGGCCGCTTTCGAGGCCTGAAGGTCCACGGAATCATTGCCGCTGTCCGGCTGGAAATCCACGCCTGGCGGGTTCTCGGTGAGCTTCGCGATGATAATCTGCAACGCCCGTGCGAAAATGTTGTAGTCCCCGATGTAGCTCCCGCACTGGATTTGCTCGCCGTTGGCATTGGGCACCCAGGAACCGGGCGACGCTTGAAAGAAAACGCCCGTGAGCACGTCCTCGTAGATGTGCTGCATCCCGCGCTCGTAGAACCGGTTCCGGCGGTCCCGGCATACTTCCATTCGCCGCTGATAGAGGTCCTCCCGCTCCGCTTCCTCGATCAGGTTGAGCAGCGCGTTTTGACACTCTTCCGGCAGATCTACGTTATCGTCGCCGTAGGTTTTGGCTTGGGAGGACTGATCGACGGAGTCAGCGGGCGCATTGCGGGTTGCGTCCTCGCCGTCGTTGTCGATCTGGACATCGTCCAGTAAATCGGTTGCGTCTGACATTTAGCGGGACGCATGTCATCACGACGTTCGCCCCGTTTCCTTTTCCGCCGCACATGGAACGGCGATAAACTATTCTACGCCTGAATCAGTTCAGGCAGATCAGATTGGCGCGCTCCCGCGCTTCAAGATCGGCCAACCGATTCATCGCCTTTTCCGCTAAATCGACGGACTTCAAGAACTCAAGGTGATCCAGAATCGCGCCGATTACGTCCGCCGCGGCATCGCAGCATACGACGCTTTGATCCGGGTCCGTGGTCAATCCGCAGAAGGGACACTCGAACGAAGCGGGTCCATTTTGCACTATCGCGAATACTTGCCGCTCCACATCCAAAACCTTGTCGCGCGAGGTCATCGCTTCGGCTTTCTCAGCATCGCGCATCCGACAATCAGCACGCCGCAAAGGAACGTGAGCAGGAAGATTTCTCCGGGAGTCATCAATGCCAACCCTTCATGGTTTCCGCGAGCCGCGCGCGTTCCCCAACCTTGCCGCCGCGTGAGGCTGCGCGCGCCAACACGCCGGATGGAATCTTTTTACCTTGCGGAATTCCGAGGTTGCGGTGAAGCTCGCCCGGCTTCTTGATCACATCGCCCTTCGGCTTGCCAAATAAAGTCGCCATTTACTGCCCCCACACGCGCGTTGCCGCTTTCTGAAGCTTGCCTATTGGCGCTACCGGAGCCGCAGGCTTGGCAAGTGGAAGCGCAGCAGGTGCCGGCACAGGGCGCCGGGCTGCCTGCTGCTGTGCGGCCGCCGCGATGTCGGCAAGGCTCATGCCCGGCGCCGCCGGCTGAGTCTGTTGAGGTGTGTCCGTCCCAAATTGAGCCGCTTTTTTCAGCGGACCTGAGCCAAACAGCCAATCGATCAAGCCCGGCATGTGTCACCCGTCATCGCGAGACCTTTGCGCCGCTCTGCGGAGTCTCCCGCTCTGCTCCGGCAACTCGGAGCGCGGCGTTGCGGCAAAATCGTGCAACTGAGAATGGGTCATGGAGAGCAGCCCTTTGTTTCGCCCGTAAATCTTGCCCGGTTCGTGCTCCGCAATCGCCATCGCCTGCTGCTGCTTCTTACTCACCGCGGGCATTATGTGATCCCCTCGGTAGGATCGGATTTGGAGAAACGCTCGCTTAGAACGTTGGCCTCGACTTGCTTCCGGCTGTTCATCTGCTTAGCCGTCATTGGAATAACCGGCGGCCTTCCCCCCGGTCCCACTCCGAAGATTTCATCGCCCACCGATGGATGCCCTTGAATCTCAATGGTACGGCCGTCGTCCAGCCGCACCTTCGACCCATTCGAGCCCACATCGAAAATAGCGATGATCTTCGCCATTGGATCTAGCTGAAGGTGATGCCCACCGAGGATTGGACGTTCCACTTAGCGTTGTACGCCACCAGCGTGATTCCGGCGCCGGCATAAGCGGCAAACGTCGCCACGTTCACGGAGGCCGATCCGGTGTTGAGCAGCCCCGTCGCCGTCAGCGTGTGCGCGTATGCGGTCCCGGAGGTGATCACGATGGTCAGGCCGTCGTCGGTCCCGGCCGTGGGAGCAGCGAGCGTCAGCGCGGCCACGCCGGCCTTGGTGATGACGTACCGCGCGGCAACCTTGGGATTGACCGCGCCGCTCGCCGTGATCGGAATCAAGGTATCCGAAGCTCCTTCGCCCTGGCTGTTGTTCTGGATCGAAACGCCATTGGGAACGGAGGCCGCGTCAATGATCGCGCTGGTTCCTCCGGCGTTGACCCATGCCGCATCCACGATCACCGTGCCGCCGCCGGCCGCGAAAGCCGCGTTGAGCGCTTCCTGCAACCCGAGAGTTCCAGACGTGATATTGTCGCCAGTCCCGTGGGGGTTCGCGAAGTCCGCCGTGAAGCTAGCGGCGTTATAAGTACCGGGACTCGCATCACTGACAGCCGAGGGCGTCACGATTTCGACGTTTGGCCCCGAACCAACCTGCACCGGAGCGTTGGTATTTAGCGGCAATAACGTCGTCCCATCGGCCAATGTGGTGTAACCGAACACCAGCAGCGGGCTGGCCACGCCCGCGGCGTAGCTCCCCGTGCCAATCTGTAAAGGAGCGGGGTCACCGCTGCCGAAGCATCCAAACGCAAAGTCCAGCGCCCGGTACATCCCTGCAAATTTTGATAAGCTCATGATCCCTCTCCAATGTTTTCCACACGCCCACAGGTTTCCACGTGGAACCTTTTTGCCTTCTACTCCCCGAACAGCCCGCGATCTCCGCCGCGGTCCTCCGGCTCTCCGCTCCCTTGGTTTCCACCTTCGTCGAACACCTGATCCGCGTGGTTCTTGACGGATTCCATGTCCGGGTGATCGTGGGGCCCTTGAATCTTCCCGTCCTCTCCGACGTGGTGGGTGGTCAGCGAGCCTCCGTTGTCGTGAATGTGCATGTGCTTTCCGCCATGCGTACCCTGCATCTGCTTCAGGTGCGCCGCGATGGAGCCCGGCTCAGCGCCGGCCATCGGCGCCGCGCCCATCTTCTTCACCGGCACAGCCTTCTTCATGCCCCCTCCGCCCATCTCCGACATCCGATCAGCTATTGACATGCTTACGACTCCTCACTCGGTATAGTAACCGATTTCGCGTTGCGCGACGCAGCCTCTCGGAATTCCGACCACTTCACGCGGCGGCGCAGCGGGTGAATCTGCTGCTGAATCCGCGGCGGAAGAATGTTGCGAATCGAATTCAGTTCGCTTTCGAGCGACACTGCGAACTCTTTCAGTTCCGCGATCTCGCGAAGGTGCTCTTGATTCAGCCGCTCAAGTGCCTCGATGCGCGCCGCCAGCGGAGCGCAGATCCAATCGGCGAATTCTTTCTTCATACCGATCCCGACCTCGCGTTCAGCTCGCGCTCGAATCGCAGCGCAGCCGCTTCCCAAATTTTCTTCCCGTTCTCCCATAGTTGGTCGAAGGCTATTGGCTCGTCCCCTGAGTTGACTGCGTGGTACTCGCCCCGCGCGTCGTGGTAGCACTCATACATAACCTGGCCTGGAGTCTTCATAAGCGCCCTCTCCGACGAATGTAGCGCCCCCGCTGCTGTTCCGCGCTCAGCCTCAGCATTGCCATCGCCCTCGCAGTCGGGTCCTCATAACGCTGATACGTCTCAGCTAGGATAACATCGTCCGGCGCTTTCGGCTCCGCTGTCAAATACGATTTGAGCCCGTACCTCACCATGTCCGCGATGTCGTCACTGATCTGCCCCGGCATCTTTTGCACGTCCAGCGGGTCGTCATCCTTGCAAATCAGCATGGGGATCGCGCTGATTGTTTCGGGACACGCCGAACTGACGAAGAATGCGGGGACATCCTCCTGACGCTCTTCGTAAACGCCATGGGCGTGCATCATCCGGCGCGCGCTCGCCCACCCGTTGTACAGCAGCCGCCAGCCACCAACTCGGTCGATGTCCGCACGCGAGAGCACCGGTAATCCTTCGCGATTCAGAATCGGCTCGATCTGCTCTACCACGGTGTTGGCGCTGCCGCGCTTCGCCCAGGCATCATGCCCGATCCAGTGATCTCGGATTTCCCTGCGCTCATCGTGCGGCGTGCGGATGCAGATCATTCGCGCAAGGTCCGGCTCGGGAACGTCGTTGCAGACCAGCTCGCGGTACATCAGAATTATCCGCACCGTGCTCTTGCTCTCGATCCCCAGAAAGCCTCGCACCTGGTCCGGCGACAAGAGACCACTGGCAAACCAACCCGTCGCGCAGTAGTGCGAGAATCCCCAATCCGTCGCGAGCCAACGGCGCCACCAGGGTTGAATAATGCGCCCCACCAAGTCGGCCGGAAGGACGCACGTGCTCTGCTCCCAGACGTCCGAGTAGTACTGCCCGGCGAACTTCTCGAAGCTTCCCATCAACTCGCCGATCCGCTGCGACGGCGGAAGCCGGTTCAGAATGCGCCCGAAGTCCGTCTGCTCGGTGAACACATGGAACCTGTGCTCGTCCGGCCACGCCGGGTTGCCGGCGCAGTCGCAGCCCTTTCCGGCCTCCCTTCGAATCCGGCACAGCGGCGAATGATAGAAATCAAGCTCCGTGACCGTCCCGAGACCGCGAAACCACTCATAATTGTCCCAGCCGAAACCCTGGATGAAACTGTAATCGTCGCCTGATTCGTTATCGCGATACTCGCGCAAGTAGAAGATGCGCCGCAAGTACGCCGTGCCCACCCCGCCCGGATTGAACGTGAAGATACGCTTACACAGTCCCGGCGGTGTGCCCGGCGCGCGATTGCTGCCCGCCAGTTGCTCCATCTCCTCTTGGCTGAACTCTTCCGCCTGTTCCAGGAAAATGTAATGCGCCTGCGGTCCTCTCGCTTTCCGCTTCGCACGCCCCGTGTCGCCCGCATGGACGAAGAAGATGCTCGATCCGTTCGGAAGCCGCAATTCCTTGTTCCCGGCTCGGTAGTACGGTGCGAGATCCGGGTACTCGACAAACAGCGGCATCACGTGGTCTTTGTTGAGATCGTCCCAAACTCGCCGCATGATCCAGACGATCACGCCGGAAGCTTCCCCGGCCAAGATCAACGCGATCCTCCGAACCGCTCCAGACTTCGCCGCGCCTCGACTGCCTCCGTATCCGATCACTCGCGGCGATTCCGGCCTGCGATCCCGGATTGCCTCTAGCAGCCGCCACTGTTTCGGCTGAAGCCGAATATCAAGCTGCATAGGCGTTATTTATACATCATTGGAATCATGCGATTAGTGACAAGCGCTCACCGGCTGGACACCGCGCGTTTCGCCCGTTTTCCGCAATCGCATAAGCTTTTGTTATTCACGACTGCTGCACCCGGACGATTGCCGTATCAGTGCTCGCCTCAACGATTTGCGTTTTCTCCACTTGCGCCGCCATCGGGGCACCCGCGTGCTGCACCAGCACCTGTATGGTCGTTCCCGGCGCCGGACCCGAAACCTCGCAGAAGGCCGGATGCCGCTTAACCAGCAGCAGCTCCAGCAGCCGACTGTCGTACTCCCGCACGATCTCCCGTTTCCCCCCGATGCTCACCGGCTTTTCCACACCTTCGACCGCGCGGCGCATCGCCTCGTCCTCAAGCAGACCGGCGACTTCCGGCCTGGCCGCCTCGAAATCCGCCGCGTACTTGGGGTCCGACTGCATCCAGCGATAATGCGTGGCACGATCGATGCCCGCGCGTCGGCACGCCAAATCGACGCGCCCCAGCTGGCGGAATTCGGAGATCACCCGCCCGCGCATACGGCGCAAATGCCGCAATCCAGCCACCTGCACGGCCAGTTTACCTCATTCCAAGGCCAGCCCGCCAAAGTTCATGTGCCGCGAGCGCAAGCGTCGCCGCGGCGCCGGGCGCTGGTGGGGGAGAGGACTGTGAACGCCGCCATCGTGAGCATCGCCGCGGAGCGCCTGCTCGATTACTGCACGGGCAAGCTACGCCTGGTGAACGTGCCCGAGGGCTCGACGATGGGGGCCTGGTGGAGGGATGAAACGCGCGCCGGGCACGCTCTGCTCAGGATGCGGGTCGAGCATCCCTCGCTGCCCGAGGTGCGGGACGGCGCGCGCGTACCGCTGTTGCGCGGACGGTTTCTCCGGGTCTAGCCCCCGGCGCCGCGCGATGCGGGCGTCGCCACGATTGCCTGGTTGGCCCAGAGCACGGTGGTGCGGAGGTAGGACATGACCTCATCGAGTTCTAGGCCCGTCGGGCAGATGCCGATCAGCGTCTCGGCGAAGTCGTGAGCCGCTGTGGCTATGACGTTTTGCTTGTCGAGCTGTGCGGGGCTCTGGCGCGAGGACGGCGAATGTGTGGGCGCATTTGCTTTGGGCATGTTTTTATCATACGCTCGCAGATTTCTCTTGACTTGATTGCGTAGTGGCTACATAATCAAGCCATGGAAAACAACAAACTCACGACCATGCCTCGGATCTCTGTCAGTAATCGCAAATTGGAGCAGGCCACAAACGTTGGGCGGGCTCAAGTCCTCGTGCCGTGGCCAGCTGATCGCCTGGGCGACTATGGATCTCGGGCCTTCGATGGATCGCCCGT